CTCGAGCCGGCCGCATACAACACACTGAGCGACATGCTTGAGAACTCGGACTACAAACGCATGTCAGATCTGCTGCGCGCCATAGTGACCGAAGCCTGCCAGGACTACATCAATGACTAACCACGAATTAGTCGAAGCCATCCTGCAGCTTGCTATCCAATGCGACATTGACGGCCGCGACATGACAGCCGCCGCGCTACGCGCCGCCGCGGCCGACCTGCTTGAGCCGCACTACAGCGCCACCACCCGCGCCGCCATGGCCCTACTTAACCAGATCAGCCGGCCATGACCTGCCCAGACTGCGTTGCACTGCGACTCGAAATCAACCGGCTGGAAAACGAACGCGCCGAATTCATGCAAGGCGTCGCCGAACTACGCGCCATCATGGCAAACGTCCAAGAACAGAACAGGGGATACAAATGGGATTCAACCTCGAGGACTACGAACCAGTAGCGAGCCGCGTTCAGCGGTTCTACCAGGCGCACCCAAACGGCGCCATTCACTGCAAAATCGTCCACGACGACGGCCAGCGCGTCGTCATCAAAGCGACCGTCTGGCGCGACCTGGGCGACCCACGGCCGGCTGCGGTTGACTACGCCGAGGAAATCCTCGCTGACCGTGGCGTCAACGCCGACAGCCGGATTGAGAACTGCGCCACCAGCGCCATCGGCCGCGCCATTTCAGTGGCCGCGCATGGCCTCGGCCCGTCCGACTGGACGAAGAAACCCAGCCGCGAAGAAATGGCCAAGGTCGAGCGCCGCGAAACGGTACGCCAAGGCAACGTCACTGTTGATCAGCCCGCCAACCTGGCCAGCGACAAACAGCGCGGCATGATCAAAGGCATTTGCAAGAAACTTGGCAAACTGCCCCCACCTGGTTTGGACGGCATGACGAAGCATGAAGCCAGCGCCTACATCGACAAGCTGAAAGCAGCCGAGGCCGCGCATGACCGAGGCGACACACTCACCGAGGTCGAGGATCAAGAGCTGCGCACCGCGGCCGCGTACAGCGACGAAGAGCCTTTCTGATGTTGTGGCTGGTGTTGTACGTAGTCGGCTTCTTTGCGATGTTTCGCGCATCGGTGCGATTTGCGCGCACAGACAGCGAATACGACTGGGACATGGATGACGTTCACGACGTTGCGATGTTGACTACTGTCTCATTCGCCGTGTCATTGATTTGGCCCATAAGCCTGGTTGCTGGAATCACCATGGCATTAGTAAAAAAGGGCTACAACCGTGGTACGTGACATCCTCACAGTGTTTGCAGTGCTGATCCCGTACAGCCTGCTGGTCTATGTCCGCGGGTACCGAGACGGCACCCAATACGGCAAAGGAACTCGCAATGGTCGGTCATGACGCACCTAACAACCCGCCACAGCCGAGCGAGAAGATCTTTCAGGCGCAGGTCATCCAGATCGCCCGCATGAACGGCTGGAAAGTGTTCCACCCCGCGACGATGCGCGGCCATGACGGCACCTATCGCACCCCGCTGACAGGCGACAAAGGCTTTCCCGATCTGGTGCTGGCCCACCCGACTCGAGGTTGCATCCTGGCTGAACTCAAGACCGAGAAAGGCCGACTGTCGGCCGAACAAAAGTCCTGGGCGACTGCCCTGCAAAAGTGGGTCAACTACTACGTTTGGCGCCCTGCTGATCTTGACTACATCGCCCGACGCCTAGGCGGGGCCGCGTAAAGCCATGACCGTGCTGGATCGAGTCGCCATCATGCTGACCCGCGACGAACTACTAGAGATCCGCACCTATTCAGACGCCATCACCGACTACCGGCTGGGCCGCGGCGACCACAGCGACTATGTCCCCATCGCAGGCCATGGCGACTACGAACGACGTTTCCGAGGATGCCTTGGCGAATACGCCCTAGCGAAACACCTAGGCGTCGAATACCAGTTCACACTTGGGTTTGAGGCCGATGGCGACGTTCACGGCTATGAAGTACGCACCCGCGGCCGCCACCACTACGAACTAACAACCAACGCGAATGACAGACCCGCTGTCTATGTTCTCGCCACAACAGAAACAGATCGCATCGTCGTCCTGCACGGCTGGGCGCACCTGCACGAAACATTGATCCCAGAACGCTGGGCCGCGCACATGGCGAGACCCTGCTATCTGACACCACAAAGCCAACTGCATCCTCTCGAGCAGCTGCCCAAATAACTGAATACACCCAAGGCCACGTAGGCGGTTGCAGTCTGCTGGTGAAATACACGGGAACGTGGGTCGATGCCCCATGCCCGCAAGCCGGGTGCCAGGGGGCAAGCAGCGTACGAACGACACAAACGCGAATGGTGAAGGTCCCCGCCACGGAGAACGGCAGCCAGGTCAGACATGACCGAAATGCGGGGGGAAGGCACGCCACGCCCAACCCGCAAAGCCAGACAGCAACCGAGCGCCAGCGAGGGCGCTAGGCAAGGCCGAAGGCCGCGCAGAACCACCCTGCTACCCTCAACCACATGGCCACAGCGAAACGCCGCGAATACGACACCCCCCACTACAAACAAGCCCGCGCCCGCCTACTCGCCAGCAAACCCCTATGCCACTGGTGCGGCACACAACCAGCAACTACAGCCGACCACCTACACGAACTCGACGACGGCGGCGACTCATCATTCGAGAACCTCGTACCGGCCTGCCTTGCATGCAACAGCGCAAGAGGAAATCGATACCGCCGCGCAAAACAAAACCAAAACCGCCATTTTTTGGGCAACCCACCCCACCCCGAACCCTTTGCTGGATCTCTCTCTGGAAGCAAACAGCCGGAACTGGCCAGGATTGGCCTAGATCCAGAGGGACCGGCCGAGATCGGCAGGGAACAGCCGAGGTTGGCGACGCCTGGTTTGGGGGGACAGAGTCTTGGGCCTCGAGTCGCGGCCTGGGCTGAACGCAATCTGAATGTGACGTTGATGCCTTGGCAGCGGCAGGCTCTTGACGCGCAGTTGATGACGGATGAAGCCGGCGACTTCGTGTTTCAAGCGTCGTTGACTAGCTGCGCTAGACAGCAGGGTAAGTCGGTGGCGCTCACCAGCCTGATCGGCTTTTTCTTGACTGAGTACGCGGCCGAACTTGGCCGGCCGGTGCATGTGCTGTCAACTGCTAACAGGTTGGATCGCGCCGAAGCGATCTTCGCCAGCCTCGAGGACGTATTGAAGAACCACGACGCGAAACTGACTCATTCGTTTGGCCGTAAATCAGCCCGGCTACCTACCGGCTCGACATGGGATGTTCGGGCCGCGTCAGCACGACTAGTCGGCGGATCCTATGACCTGGTCGTCATTGACGAACTGTTCGACGTGTCGCAGGCCGCGCTTGACGAAGCGATCCGGCCGACCATGATTGCCCGCCCCAACCCGCATCTGTCCATGTGGTCCACCGCTGGCGACCAAGGATCCACAGCCATGATCAACATCCGCGAACAATGCCTAGCTGAGATTGACCAGAACGAACGCGGCACCACCTGCCTGCTCGAGTGGTCAATTCCTAATGGCGTCGATCCCCGCGACGAACGGTTCTGGCGATGGGCCAACCCGGCCCTAGGCACCACAGTCAAACTGTCAGCGTTGCGGGCCGCGTCAAAACAAGAGTCTTTCCCGCGTCAGCATCTCAACATGTGGATCACTGCCCGCGGCGCGATGCTTGACCCAGGTGTCTGGGATGCGCACCAGATCGAAGGCACCATGCCGGCCGGTGGCGTCCTCGCCATCGACTCAAGCATGGACGGTTTGCGCTACGTCGGCGTCCGCGCTGTTGCAAACGGCAAGACCATCAGCGTCAACACCGAATTCGTTTGCACCGATGAAGATCAGATGTGGGCCGAAATTGACCGCGTCATGGCCGACAAAAACGTTGCCTTAGCGATCACCCCGACGCTCGAGCTGCACCTACCGATGAAATACCAACGCCGCTACCAGATCGTCGGCTACCAAGAACTGCTGAAATACACAGTGCTGGTCAAAGCCATGATCATCGAGGGCCGCGTCAAGCACTACGGCGACCGCGCACTAGCTGAACACATGACCCGCTGCGTTGCAACGAAGACCATGAAAGGAATCGTCCTGTCCAGCCAGAAATCACCCGGCCCAATTGAGATCGCCCGCTGCGCAGTGTGGGCCATTTCCCTGGTCAGCCGACCGCAAAACAGCCAAAAACCACTACTGGTCATCACCGGCTGACATACACTGCACCCAAGGCGTACCCTGTCGTCGGGGCAGGGTCGCCCCGAAACGGACATGGCAATTTTCACCAGACGCGAAACCAAAGCACAGATCAGCACCGACGTCGCCCCCGCGGCGAAGGCTGCGGCCGCGGGCGTCCCGAACTGGTCGCCACAAATGGCCGGCCCGAACATGATCGGCCAGTACTACAGCTACCAAGAAGGCGAAGCCCGCAACCGCGCTATGCAGGTCCCCGCGATCTCGAGGGCGCGGGATCTTCACGCCGCTGTCATCTCGGCCATGCCATTGAAGATGTACCGCGAACGCTGGAACGAAACCAGCCGCGAAATGGAATACGAAGATCTGGCGCCGCGATCATGGCTGCGCCGCCCCGATCCGCAGTTGCCCTACGAAACCCTCATGGCGTGGACATTCGACGACCTGTTCTTTTTCGGTCGCGCATTCTGGTACATCACCTCCCGCACCCAAGACGGTTTCCCCGCATCGTTCACCCGCCTGCCAGCCGGCTCAATTACCACAGAGGATCAGGTCGGGCCTGTCTGGTTCGCCCCGTCCAACAGTGTGTTTTTCCAAGGCGGCGAGATCGACCCGGCAAACCTGGTGCAGTTCATCAGCCCAGTGCAAGGCGTCATCTACTCAAGCGAACAGGCCATCCTGACGGCGCTACGCATCGAGGACGCCCGCCTGCGCAACGCGGCCAGCGCCATCCCGTCCGGCATTCTGCGTCAGGTCGGCGGCGAACCCCTGTCCGCGCAAGAGCTTGCCGATCTCGCCGCGGCATTCAACCAGGCCCGCGCCAGCAACCAGACCGCCGCGCTGAACGAATTCCTGACCTACGAACCGACCAGCGCAACGCCCGACAAAATGCTGCTGATCGAGTCGGCGCAGTTCTCGGCCTTGCAGATGGCGCAGATCTGCAACATCCCGCCTTACCTGCTGGGCGTCCCTACCGGGTCATACGCCTACACAAACAGCCGAGAGTCCCGCTGGGATCTGTGGCTGTACGGCACCAAGACCTACGCCGAATGCCTGTCTAGCACCCTGTCCGCAAACAACGTGCTTCCTAACGGCACCTGGGTGGAATTTGACACCGATGAATACCTTGGCGAGATTGACGACGCCGACACCAACCGCGACATGATTGAAGAAAACACCCAGGAGGAACTGGCATGATCAGATTTACCAGCGACAGCGTCACAGTGACCGCGGCCGCGGGCGACGAAACCGGCGAACGCCGCAT